GTTGATTATGTCTTGTAATTTGTTCATTTTAAAACCCTTTCTTATTTGTTATGTAAACAACTTACAACACTTTTTCTTAATATGCAAACATTTTATTTATTTTCTCTAAACATTTCTTTTTGTATGATGTTGTACAATTAATTAACCAACCTTACGCCCTTGATTTTTAAACGCCTAAAACCTTTTTTAAATCTTGTTGTTTGCTTGTTTGTTGCTTGTTTGCTTGATTAGATTAAGGTTTTTTTTGCTCTTTTTTGCTCTTTTTTGCTTTTTTACCCCCTATAAGAGCATTACACAGATCAAGGTTTGTGTACCAGTATTCCTTGCAAAGTATAAGTTAACGACTAACTAAAAATAGTAATAATTTAATAAGGTAATATTTAAAATCAAGATTTTAGTTTATTCTCGTAAACGACTAATTATAATAAAGATAGATATAACAGTTAAAGTAATGCTTTAAAGTAAAAAATATTAGATTACAAATCCTAAATTTTGGTGGTTTTTTATTGATTTTTACCTTTAAATTACCTCTATGCCTAAATATGATTATCAATGTTTGGAAACAGGTAATATTTTTGAAGTAGAACAGAAAATGACAGATGATCCACTTGAAAGATGTACCTGTTGTAAGGAGAGATTCTTGGTAAAAAGAATACCTTCTAAGCCATTATTGGTCATAAATGGTGCAGGTTCAATGCCTGATCGTAAATTATACAAAGAATTGGATATAGATTAATGTTTGACTACTGTTCACTAATAAAAGCAAATTGTTCCTTTGCTGCAAAGCAAAAAGAGATTACTTATTGTGGGTTAGCCACAGGAACACAAGTAGAAACCAGAGTAGATTATTTAAAAAATTGTCCAAAAGACAAATTGAAAAAAAAGAGGAAATAGCTATGCCGTATCACAAAGGAAAGAAAAAAAAGAAAAAGAAAAAAGGTAAGAAGAAATGAAAGTGAAAGCACCAAGAGGGTATCACTTTATGAAAAAGAAAGGGAAGTTTAAATTGATGAAGAATCCCAAAGGTGGATATAAAAAACACAGAGGATCATCATTGACAATGAATATACCTGTTGTAAAGAGGCATTCGTGAATGTAACCGTATCATCTGCCAGAAACTTTATACCGAAGCGTCTTTATGGAATGCGTAAAATGAGCATTAAAGCTAAACTGAAACGCAACCCTATTAAGAAAAGCAAGTTTTTAAAATATAGTAAATGAGAAGAGCATTATTTAAAGAACGCACCAGGAAATCAAATGGAGCAAAAAAAACACGACAAGGTATGAGCAGTAATACTAAATACGGAACAAAAGGTTCAAAGAAATATTATAAAAAGAAATATAGAGGACAAGGTAAATGAGCAATATTGAACTAAAGAAAGCCAATCAAATGGCTGCTATTGATTTAATGATACACAATCCTGATTTAAATAAAAAACAGTTAGCCGAGCAGATAAATGTAAGTCATAGAACAATACAATCTTGGTTTGCTGATGATCGCTTTGTTGATATGTATTATAAAAAGTATATGGTTTCTTTTAATGCAAAGCTACCAATGGTATTAAATAGTATGATTCGTGAAGCAGTTGAGGGGAATGTCCAAGCAGGGCGTCTGGTATTAGAACATTCAGGGAAACTAGTTAAAAACATCAATGTAACTGTAGATAGTCCATTTGAAAAGTTTTTAAAAGCAGAACAGATAGACGCAGAGGATATTATAGACGCTGAAAGCGAAGAGGTTGCAGAAATAATAGAAACACTTCCAGAAAGAAATCCAGAAAACGACAAACCTAAAAAGCGTAAAATAAAAGAAAAGAAAGCAGTAGAAAGAATTAAAGAAGGTAAGCCACCATCTAGGCAAAAGAAAAGAGAAGATAGAGCTAATAGATACGCACTATTACAAAGAGCTAAGAAAGTTGGATTAGAGCCATTGCCATCAAGGCGTCCGACTGCGAGTGAAAAAAGAAAATGGTTAGAGAAGTTAGCAGAATTAGAAGCTAAGCAATCCCATACTCATCAGGCATAACATCATACTCTTCAAACATTTCTGACATTTCCATTGAGATATACGCTACATCTAATAAATCTATATCTTGTGATGTGATTTTTTTGGCTGGAGCAACCTTAGAACATACAAATCCGAGAAGATCGTTATTGGCTTCAGATACTCTTTTTATCTGTGAAACCATCTTAAATATTTCTTTTATTAAATCTTCCATATTAAAAATCAAATCTTTTTCCTGCAGTTATTCTCATTTTACCTTTTAATTCTTTTTGCAATTCTAATTCTAAGTTTTTTTTAGAAATTTTATAAACATTTCCAAGTAGATTAGGATCTGTTAATAATGTAGGCAATTCTTCATTAGTAAAAAACCATTTTCTCATACCTTTTTCAAAATTATTAGAATTATTGTATAAATGATGTGCAGGATAAAAGTCATTATTGGCATTTAATGCTAATGTTTTTTTAGGTGCAACTATAACTCTATTTGATGGTTCGTTGGTAAATATTTTCATTGGAATACTATTTTTTAAATTTCCTTTTAATTGCATATTGCGAGGTTTATCTTCCCCATATCCTGATTTTTTCAACCATTTTTTATAACCATCGGTATATTCTGCATATTGGTTGCCACTTATATCTACACCTTTTGATGTAGCGTCTTGTACTTTTTTTAGTGCAGCTCTTCCAAGAGGTTTTAAAAGTTGTTCAAAAATTAACTTAGGAACTTTTTTTCCTTTCAGTCGGCTAAAGTAAACATTACTTTTTACTGTTATTCGCATTTTCGACTACTAAAGGTTGATTAATGCTTGAGTTTTCTTCAATAATTTTATAAGCATCTTCAATGGTTAAATCTTTATTTTCTTCAGCTAATATTTGTGCTTCAGTTGTTAGGTTGTGTTTTAACTTATATTCGTTTAACATAATTTTATCTTGTGTAGTCATAGGATATTCCACCTCTGAAAAATCTACACCAAATTGAGAAACTTCAGGTAGTCCGAGATTGTTTACTAGAGATAGTGCATATTCTACCTTATAGAACTCTTTTTCGTATTGACGATATAACTCTTTATCATCAATAAAATCTTCGTGGCGTTCTAAGTCTTTAATCATTAAAGAGATACCACTTGGTACTTCACCACCTGATTGTGCAAAAGTAACAAACAAGTGATTGTTTAATGCGACTAATTCTATTTGCCATTTAATGTTTTCAATAACATCACGAACATTACCTTGTGGTGATACAATATTGTAATTACTTCCTTCTGGTAATGTTAAGATTTCATCTGATCCTGCTCTGACATTTGCGTTATCTGATATAAGTCCAGTTACAACTGGCTGTCCAAACATTTGGAATCGTAATCCTAATTGCATTTCAGTCATTGTAATATTAATATGCTCATTAGCAGATACTAAGTCCGATGCACCTTCCACAAAGAAAGAATCTAACTGTTCTTCTCTATGTGAAAAAACAAAAGGTAATACGCCAAGATTGTGTTGTATTTCTTCAATGATGTTTCCATTGTCATCAAATTTAATATGTAATTTACTATCCCAATAAGCATACATTAAATCATCTGTATCAGATAAATCTGCGTGTCCGTGCATCATAGGATATACAATAGCTTGTGGTCTGTATGGATTGTCACCAAAGTATGGCTCAAAATAATAAATAGGACGATATTCAAATCGTTCTTCCATTTCATCATACATAACATAAGTTGCACAAGTACCAAGCAAACGAGTCATTCGTTCCATTTGTTTCATACGAGCATTCTTAACTGATGACAACTCTACATACTTGTCATTGACATTTCTCTTAGCACCAATAGTATAAATTTTTGACATACGATTTACAAACTTCTTTACGATGTTTGTATTGTAATGTGGAATTTCCTGGAAGGCGTCAGACTTAAAATATCCCTCTATGTATTGATCTGTTAAAGAACCAGAATAATAATCTAAAAACTTTCTTACTTCTTCTCTTCTAGCTTTCGCTTGTTCTTCTTTAAAATTAGTTAATGAATCTTTTATAATCTCTTGTGGGGTTAAAACCATTTAGCGTTCCTTTTATCTTGGTATTCTTCCAACGAAATTACTTCTAATTGGAAATCTATTCAAGATAAAATATCTGAAAGCATCGCAGCCGTGTTCATAGAAGCCATCTTTGATAGGATTGTTAGAGATAGCTTTTCCTTCTACTGCTTCAGGAAATCTATATCCTTCAAAATCTTCTGCGATACCTACACATTTTTTATCTATTTTTATTCTTCTTAAACCATCTGCATTTTCAAAAAATCCACGACAATAACTAACACCAGATTGTATATCACGAGATAGTTTGTCCATTCTATATTCTACAAAAATTCCGTGTCTGCGTAAGATGTGAATATCTCCTAATCCAGATTGTCCTTGTACAAAGCTACCAGCAGGATCGCCATAGTAAGTAATTACTGGATAATTCTTTTTCTTAATCATTTCAGCTAATTTATCTGTTGGTATGTTTCGTTCGTGAATTATTTCATCAATAATGTTAATATGCCAATTACCATCTTGTTTAAATGTTTGAAACCACAATACTGATGGCATTCTAAATCCAAAGTCCATTGAACAATAGGTAGGTAAGTTTTCTTGATATGGAACATCTCCCATATCTTTCTCTCTATCAAATGGATATACTCTTCCTTCCATTGAAGTAAACTTTGCTGCAAACTCTTGGTCAAATAATTCTTTGGACATATTTCTTTTTCGTTCCTGGATAAAAGAATCTTTTTGTCCTTCTGGAAACGTAATAAAGATTGCTTTACCTTTTCTATCTACAAGCGTTGGAGATAAATACATATCCCATATTCTTCTTGGCATTTTTGCTGCTTCATCAATAATTAATAAATCTACACCTTCCCCAACTAGTGAGTCTGGATTTTCGCAAGACATACCTTCTACTGTTGTTCCCCATTTGAACTTAATATACTGTTCTTTTTCTGATGCTCTATCAATATCGTTTGCTTTACCTGCAACCATATCTTTCCAGATTTCTCGGAACATTAATCGTGATTTTTTGTAAGATAA